CGGTGCAGGCCGGCAGCGACGTTGGCGATCAGCAGCTCAGCGGCAGCGGTGAAGGCGGGTGCGGTGGTCATTGGGGTGTCCCGTGTTGACTCCTTCATCCTAGAGGCAAGCCCGCCCTGGTCGAACCTCCGCGTTACAAATCGAAACGTGGTACGAATGTACCCCCACCCCGAATTCTCACGCGTCTCGCTCAGACAGACCCAAAAAGCTCTCCCCCACCTGTTCTTATACAATACCCCCCACCCGTTTCCGGCAAACTATTGCATTAAGATTAATGGGCATGGCCACCAAGAAATGCAAGAGATCGCTATGTGGTAATAAATTTGAAAGCAGTATACTCACCAAAAAATACTGCTGTGAAAAGTGTAGAAAGCTAGGAGAAAAATCAAGGGGCAAACGTCGCAAAAGTGGCCACGAGTATCTGCCGGAATTTCATCATTGCTGCAGGGTATGTTCAACTGTGTTCAGGGTCTCAAAAGCCGGAAACCATATCTTCTGTTCGTCAGCTTGCCGGCATCTGGATCTAGAAAAGAAAAAGGAAGAGACAAGGAATCGCGAAAAGCCCATAGTAAAAAACGACTGTGTTCAATGCGGTCAGCAATTCGCCGCACCCAGAAAGCTTAAGTACTGCTCCAACGATTGCGGACGACAGGCGAGTAACTATGCTTCCAGGTTAAAGCAATACGGAATCTCGGGCAAGGAGCATAAGGCAATGATCGAAGCGGCAGGTGGAGCATGCGAGATATGCAATTTCAAGCCCTCTGACGCATTGAGACTAAACATTGATCACGACCATAAGACGGGTAAGGTGCGAGGCATGCTGTGTGGTAAATGTAATGCCGGGATAGGACTTTTTCTGGACAGCGAGAACAGGTTAATGAATGCAATCAAATACCTGCGGAAGCACTAGCCTTCAATACAAGCCCCGAAGCCACTCCCTTTCGTCTACCGTTAGAAGCGGTAAAATCCGAATAAGTAAAGTTTTACCATAGCCTTCATTATATGAAGTTTCAAGTTCTCTTAACAATTGACGTGTGCCAAATTCAGATTTAGATTTAATTGCCAACAGGACAGACAACGAATTCAGCAGCATGGTGTGAACAGCGATGAATAATGACTATTAATATTATATGGTGTAAATAACGGAAATATAAAATAGCAATGTTTTCTGCATCTGATGGCCACGTTAAACACGGCAGCGGGATGGAGTAATGGCGATGAGGTGCGGGTACTAATTGCAAGCGGCTTATTAATCAGCGTGTATCATAAGGAGCAGATCATCGTATGCATGAATCAACTAGCTGATATTTCTCCAACACTGGTCGGCCCTGTCCAGGACCTATTGGATCAATTTGATGAAGCGCAAGCCAATATGACTACATTAAACACTGATGGCAATGGCAAGACCCTGGTCAAAGCAGATGTCCTTGAGTGGGAAACAGGCCAACCGGGTGCTAGCTACTCACCAGAACGTGAAATTGCACGCATCCAGGGGCTGTTGTACCAATATTTCGGATCATGCCCGCTGTATGGCGGTGGATTCAGCGGTTACATGAACTTAATTCGCTCCTGACCTTGCGGACCTGATGGCCCGCACTTCTAAATCCGTAACAATAAATACCACCTAGTAAAATTTCAAAAAAATTCGGGGTTAAGCCAATGGTTCACGGGTATACTGAAATTAAATAGTTAATGAACGGAGTAGCTCTATGGTTCACCCAGAGAACTCCGATGAAATAAATTCACTAATATCATTTGTCGAAACAAGCGAAACGGTACCGGTTTGGTGTCATGGGTGCCAAATGGAACGTAAAATGAATGCGATATATGCGCCATATGTCCAACATATTGGGTTGCAATCATGTCGCTTCTGTCGTGAACCGAATGAATAATAAAAAGCCGATCATTTACTGACCGGCCTTGTAATCGATTCAGTAGTGCTTGTCGCGCCTTGCGCCTACTTCGTATCGCTTGTGGGCGTTTCTTGCCCTTGCTGGGCCTTGTGGGGCCTGATCGCGGGGTTTCCCAACGTTTCAAACGTGTGAATTCGTAGTTCATGGAAGCTGCCTTGTTCTTCTTTCTAGTTTACTCATTACTACTTGAATCAAATCTTAAGAAATTATAAAGAAAGGTGCGATGGAAAACTATGAAAAAGTGTCGACATGGCATCACCTTTACTGCCGTACGCCAATTCTCGGCTTTTGGTGGTTGCTGATGGGGTCCCGTCGGTTGCTAATGGACGAATTGGCTCGACACCAAGTGCTTATTACTTGGTGAAGGCATTCATGAAACGCATCCAATACTCGGGTGTGTCATCGGGATCGAAGAAAATACCACTGGAAAGCCAACTTGATGGGCAAATGATGCCGGGCGCAAGTGGTGACCAGTTCTATTATCGCGGCTATTCGCTGCTGTTTGCAACGGTGCCAAGCACTTTTATCCTTGGAACGTCCAGCGAATCAGGTTTAGCGTTCGCCCAGGTAAAAACACAACCGGAATGGATGCTGCCCGGCCGCGAAGTACAGTTTAAGATCGGCCAAGACCCGGTAATGAATGCAAGAATCCAGCGCAGTTCAGGCATTTTTGGTGGCATTGGTATTGATGAAATCATCTATAAAGAGATTGGCGGTGTTGAGCTGCAGTTAACCGGTACGGAGATCCAAAACTAATGGCTAAAAGCAGCTACAAAATCTCTGGCGTTGGCCAGAAACAACAGATAAGAAATACCGTAATATCGGGGAAGGGTGATGCAGCCGTTAATTGGAAGCTAACACTTAGTGGATTCGATGGCGCAGACCTCCTGAAAGGCATCGAGGAGGGTATTGACAGGGCCAATCAGATCGTTGCGGCAGAACTAGGCCTAGCACTCGACGAGGCCCTAGATGCGGCCGTGTGGGCGTGGAGAGATGGCGGTGCCAGGGACATCATAGATACGGGCAAATTAAAGGCATCCAGAAAAATTACGGTTGAAGGACGCAGGATAGACATCAGTTATGACGTACCGTATGCGGGAATCGTCCATTTCGGCGGCTACATCCTGCCATATGGAAACCCAAATGCTGAAAAGGTGTATCTACCAGCGAGACCATGGGTGGATTCCGTTGCATTGGGTGGTGGCCCGGTGCCTAAATTTGACTTTGAAAGGATATATGCCGAAACAATTGAAAAGGTATTTTGATGGTACACTATTGCACTTGTTTTGAGATAAGTGGCAAACCTCCCTTTTGTTGTAAAGCCCCGGCTTACACCGATTATAGAGGAAATTGGCACCCCAGAATCTGGCATCATCCTTATTGAGCGGCGCGGATATTTAACGGCTGGCGAGCGTAATACTGTTCAGCAATATTTGCAATCGGATTCAAGTGCAACGATAATGATCAAACTTGCGCGAGCAGCAGCGCGTAAGTACGACATCCCCCTGGATAAGGCATATGCGGGTGTTTCATCGGCAATGACTGGTTCATGCCAGCCGGGCGATAAAACCTGCATCGATATCTTGAATGATTTCGCGGAAGAAATCCAAGATGTAATGACCGAGCTGATGCAAGTGCAGGCAAGGATGGAAATGGTCCAGGCGCTTGCTCTTATCACTCAACGGGTCGATTCAAACTTCGAAGTAGCCAAGATTACTGAAATCCACCCTGACATCATTGATCAATTATCTAAATTGTATCAGGATGAGGAGAATAAGTCGGTGGAAAAACTTGAATCAATGATTGAGGCAAGCGAGCCACTGGCGATTGAAGAAATCGAAAAAAAGCCAGCACGAAAGAAGGCGGATGGGTAATCCCGTTTCATGAGTACTTCTGGACGCTAAAGTACAGATTCCCGGGTTCTAGAGAGTTCGAACCGGATGTTTTCTGGAGTTTACCATTCGAGTATGTAATTGCTGCTGTACGAGCAAGCGATGAACTATACCGTCGCAATTTACATGACCAGGAGCGGCCGATTGCATTAATGATGATGCAAACAGCCGAATCTAACAGGGACAGGAAGAAAAACAAGAGACCATTCTTGATTGAAGACTTTTGCCTGTATGGCGACCCTGGGGAAACACAGGCACCAGCAGCAAGGTATGGCGCAGCAGCTATTGCACTGGTTGAGATGGGATTATTCCCAGCCTGGGCGCTATTTGTGTACAAAGATTTAAAAACAAACGCGGCAAAAGCTGTTCCACCAGAACCACTGGCGTTAATTGGCGACTCTGTCATAATACTAGCCCCCTCGGTCTCGGAGGGTCAGTGCAATGGCATGCTTATCGCTAGCATGGACGCGTCAGACCAGGTCGTTCAGGTCACTTCGCCGTGTGGTAAATCACTAAGCGTCCGTGTACCCAAATTTAACGAGTCGGTTTATGCACTTGAGGATGCATCATTACTAATAAAGTAATCAACCGGCTCCGGTGATTCCATTGGAGGCATGACTATTCCATTGGAAAGCCAACCTTTTATCCTTTGTTCATTCTCAATATTGTAAAATTGTTGGTCTTGATACCACCTAAGCCAGTCCTGTGAGGACCCTTTATCCAGATTACAGCTAACGCAAGCTGGAATTACGTTACTTCTACGATCTTCACCTCCTCTGCAACGTGGTTTTACGTGATCAATTGTTAGGCTGTTGTCGTCAATTGGCGGTTTACCGCAATAGGCGCAACGATTGGACCAAGCTTCTTTTATCGAGCTACGCCAAATCCGTCGCGCCTCCTTACTAGTGAGGGCAGACATGTTGAGTAGATAATCAGAAGAGCGTTCATACGGTGGGCAAGTAACCGAGTCCGTGGCTCGAACAGGCATCTGATTACAAATTCTCTTGAACAATCGTCAGGAGTACAGGGAATTTCAACCTGGACATAGTTATTATGCGATTGTTCGCATTAGTTTACCTTGTGTAGGCAAGCTATTATGACGCTTTCGAGTAGTTGTGACACAGAATTTTGCCACTACTCCCGACGAAATATTCGACGCATTAACTGGTGACACAGCATTCATGTCACTGGTCGGATCTTATACTTTTGTTAAGAATTCAACGCCAATAGATTCCATCAGTATTTTGACGCCGGGCGCCGATCTCCCGAATTTGAAGTCTCAAACCGGTCTTGAGGTAGTTATACACGATTCTGGAGACATTAATAACATGAAATACCTTACTAATACAAGTGATGCGATTATTACGTGGAAAGTATTTCTAATAGTATGGCCACCAGCGACAGGAACCACGATGGTTGATGCCGCCAAGCGAATGATTGAAATATTCGGCAAGGCTACGGCGATTGAAACCATTGCAACTGCTGATGGCTTGGGCAGTTTAGTGCAAACCCTTGTATTAATACCAAGTGACTCACCGATTTTAGCTTGATTTCAACAATCTAAAATTGGAATAACAATAGTTTGGCAAAATAATAATAGCGGGGTAACCGCTTTATCGTTTCGCTTGGGTTCAACCCGCTAAATCAGTCCCATGGCAAACTTTTCAGCGGCCTTTGGCTATAATGTGTACATTATGCCCCTGGCCTCCGCCGATGTAGATACGGCTTTCACTGGCATCACCACGGGTACCGGTACTTCCGGCAGTACTGCATTCATCAACCTTGGCACCTCTAACGCCAACGTGCTCGCTCCGACCTCTTCGGTCACCTACACCAACGGCGTTTTCACGGTTGCCGGCACCGCCTTCGACATGGACGGCCTCGACAAGGTGGCCCGTCTGTACGGTCTGACCAATGCAGCCCTGGAAACCGATACCAACTCGGAAGAAATCCTGACCTACGACGACGAGACCAAGGGTTTCAACCTGTCGGTGCCTACTTCCAAGACCTGGAGCGTGTCGCTGTCTGGCGTGGCTGACTTCAAGGATGCTGGCTACCAGATCCTGCGCCTTGCTGAGCAGAACACTGTGGCTGACAGCCTTCGCGTGAAGTTCGCTCGTGTGGGCCCCACGGGCACCGATGAGACCATCTATGGCTACGGCACCCTGAGTGGCTATACCGAGTCGATCGAGGCCGGCGCTATCGTGTCCTGGGAGGCCACCCTTCAAGGCTACGGGGCTTACCGTATTGACCTTGACGCCAACCCCGCTCCTAGCCCCACCCCCTGAGCCAATAAAAATCAGGAGCTATCAACCCCCGGAAACGGGGGTTTTTTCTTGGCAGTCTAAACAAGACTATTGAGCTCAATGGCAAGCGTCGTCAATCTTCTAATTGATCCCTCAGTCTCACCGCAGGCGATCCAGCAGATTTTTGACACGTTTGTCAGGGAAGGCAAGGCAGCAGCGAATGAAGTCGCCAAGGCCCTCGGTATAGAGGCCACTGCTAAATTAAGGCTGCAGGTAGACGGAAAGGAGCTTAGGGTAACGGCGGAAGAGCAGATAAGATTAGTAGATGATATAGCTAAAGCATATGATAAAGCAAATAAGGTCCAGAATGGCAGCAAGACTAATCTGCAACAAATATTAAATACAACAAAGCAGACCAGGGATCAAACTCAAAAACTTGTAGAAGGCGTTGATAAATATGGCAAAAGGGTTATAACGATAAATCCCGTATGGGAAGCACAAAACCGGAAGGTATTAGAGCTCAATAGGGCACTGCAACTGGCTAGTGCTAGTTCATTCTGGGATCGAGTTAAGATAGGTCTTAATGTACAGGGCCTGCAGTCTTTCGGCAGAGGCGTCAGTGAGCTGGTAAATGGATTCCAGAGCGTATCGATTATCATCCAGCAGGTAACTGCCTTAGCTAATACGCTTGTCAACTCACTGAAAGGGGTTGAACAAATAGGTCTTACGTTTCAGGCGATTGGACAAGGAGCAAGTGGCGGAACTAAGGCGCTGGCCGAAGCATCGCGAATTGCGTTAAATCTTGGCGTTGACCTTAATACTGTAAGGGAAGGATTCCTTAAGCTTTCACCTGTAATCCTACAGTCCGGCGGATCTCTGGATGACGTATCAAAGATTACGCAGTCATTGTCTTCACGATTTGCGGCATTTGGCAAGACTGCAGACGAGGCTAAAAGGGTCACGAACGCAATCATTCAGGCATTCGGCAAGGGCGCCCTACGTTCAGAAGAACTAAACCAGCAAATCGCTGAAGCAGACCAGGCATTTCGTGTTGATTTCGCTAATGCGCTTGGCGTCACGTCACAGGCGTTTGGTGAGATGGTCGAAAATGGTGAAATTACGAATGCTGTTCTGCTGAAAACGTTACCATTACTAGATAAATCTGCACTGGTTTACGGCAAGCTTGGAAAGAGTGCCCTTGATGCTGCCAATGCTTTTGGCACTGTTGGCGTAACCACCCAGCAGATTCAGTCAAAAATAGCAACTATAAACCAACTTTCACTGGAGAAACTGGGAAACAGCTTCAAGCCTGCAATCCAAGCCGGCCTACAGCTTCAGGCTGTTATCACTGACCTATTTGCAGCACTAGCGAAGAGTGAGACTGTAAAAGCACTTGGCGCCATCTTGGGTGCAGTAGGCAGTGGGTTCGTCGAACTGTTGAAAGTATTGACAGAATTAATCAAAATATTAGTCCAAATCCTCGATCCGTTTGCAAAATTTGTAAGCAAGTTACTGGAAATAGAGCCGGTAGCAAAAGCGATAGGCCTAATATTAGCCATTCTGCTGGTTGGCGCTCTGGCCAAGGCCGTTATAGGAGCGATAGCCTTCAGTGTCGCACTCAGCAAGGGGGCGCTGTCCGCGCTTGGCTTTACGGGTGCTGTCAATGCTGCGGCCGTAGCGGCCGGTAGATTTGGTACGGTGACTGCCGGTGGCAAAGCCATTAACGCATTCAGCACAGTCCTCGGCGCAGCAGGCGGGAAAGTAGCACAATTTGGCAAGTACCTGTTGGGGACCGGACCGGTCTTAAGCAGAATCGGACCGGCCATAAAAGGTGTGGGCAGTGCTGTCGGGGGGCTCCGTACCGGAGTCACTGGCGCTATTTCTAATTGGAAGATTTACGCAAAGGCGTTGCAGAACTCTGGCGGGATGGCCGACAAGGCTGCCGCAAAACTTGCACCGATCAATAGAAACCTGGTTGCAAGCGGTCAGAAAGCGTTCGATGCCGGCACAAAATGGGCGACCTATACTCAAAGACTTGGCGCTGCTAGGACCACCCTGACCGGCATTGCCGCACCCCTTAAGGGACTTGCTGGGGGATTCAAGGTAGCTGCCAGCGGGCTGAGGGCCTTTGCTGGACCAACAGTAATCATTGGAGCACTTGCCGCTGCATTCGACGGCTGGGCAAAGTCTCAATCAGGTGTAAATGCCGTCAATGAAAGAACCAAGACTTCACTTGCGGCCGCAACTCAATCCTATGACCAACTTAAGAGTGCGGTTGGTGCAACGGCAACAGAGCAGGCCAAACTAGCGGAAAGATCTAATGGTTTTGTCAATTTCTTCCAAGGGTTTATAAACACAATTGGTTCACTGATCCCTGGTTTCCAGCAATTAAATCTAGAGCAAGCTTCATTCCAGGCCGAGACCGCGAAACTTGTCGCTGGCCAGCAGGAGTTCCGCTCCGCAATGGTAGAAAACATTGAGCTATTCAAGAAGCAGATAGCAGCATCTGATGGTAGCAAGGAATCAACCGCCAAGCTTGCGGAAAGCACCAAAGGATTGGTGGCAGCTTATGATGAAAATGATGCTCAACTGAATGCTTACCTGCAATCGCTACAAAAAGAACTGCCAACAACTGAAGCCTCCAGGAAATCACATGAAACCCTGCTTGCTGTTACAAGAGGAGAAATTGCAGCAAACAAGGCATTAAAAATAGCTACGCTGGCAAAGGCTGCCGCTGCCGGCGTTGATGTTTCGCAATACAATAAGCAAATTGCCGCATCAGCGAAGTATGTAGAGAAATTAAAGGAAGAACTAGCGGCTATAAAAGAAAGAAATCAAACAAAGATAAAAGATCTTGAAGGCGAAAGGGACAAGGAAATAGAAAGAATTGATAAAACAACGCAAGAAACTACGAGGGCAAGGGACAAAGAGATAGAGGGGCTTGAGAGGACCAAGGCGGCAACAGAAAAGCGTTATGCTGCTCAAGATGCAGCAATAGAAAGGAGCCGCCAATTACAGGATCGTGCCTACAATCAAGAAATAGAGCGCCTGGCCAAGCTGGCGGCAGCCGTCGCCAAGGTTTATGACCAGAAAATTAATCGCCTCCAGGGCCCAACTGCCGCCGAGTCACAATTAGCGGCATTAGACAAAAGAGACTTGCAAAGGGAGGCATCCCAAGGCGAAACGCAACGTGACAGGCTTCAAGCTAAAGCCCAGCTTGAGAGATTGGCGCGAGAGGAGCAAATTGCTGCACTTCAACAACAAAAAGAAGCAGAACTTGCAAAAATAGAAGCGGAAAGGGCCGCAAAAGAAGAGCAAAGAAAACAGCAGCAAATCGAACGAGAAGAGGCTGATTACCAGCGCAAGCTAGAAAGAGAGAAAGAGCTGGATAAAATTCAGCAGGAAATAGACAAGCGACGCGAGGCGAACAGGCTGGCTGAAGAACAGGCCGAGGCCGACAAGAAGAAAGTAACCGATGAATATGCGGCCAAAATTCTGCCATTACAAACTGAAATATTAAATAAAACCAAGGAACTTAAAACGGAAGAGGATAAACTTGCGGCTGCAAGGCAGGCGTATAATGATAAATTGAAGGACGGACTTGGCTGGGCGGACGCCATACTTGAGACCGAGAAAAAAATAACGGCAGAATTGAACAAGCCGACGAAAAGGCGCCCTAGTAGCACTGCTAGCAATAGCGGGTCAAGTGAAAGGGATCCTTCTCTCCAATTGCGGCTACCAGGCGATTCGAACTGGGCGGGCGGCCCTGTGTCTGGAGGTACGACGTATACGGTTAACGAGCTTGGCCGTGAGGCATTCCTCAGCAATACTGGCAGGCTTTCGTATATCAATGCTCCCGCGTGGGGCCAGTGGACCGCCCCTGGCGCTGGCGCCATCATCCCGGCCCATATCACTGCCGGCCTAAATATACCGACTGGCGGCACACGCGTCAACAGTGGCGCTACAGCGGCTGTAAGGAGCTCCTCGGCCAAGCGTGATAATTCCCTCGCTAAAGTACTCGGCGCAGCCCTTGGAGCGCCTCAGGGCAGGGTTACAAACAACGTAACGATCCAGTCTACTAATACAACAAAAGCAGCCTCTGACATTCTGGTAGAATTAACCAAGATCAAGCGTAATAGGTACCGTTAATGTTTGTTTTTGGATCACCGGAAGATATCGCTAAGGTCTATTGGGAAAATGCACTTGCTGTGCCGGGTCCAATATTGCCAGATTGCCCAATAGAGGAAATGTCGGAAGAAGATTTAATGTACTGCTTGGCATATTGCAGGATTGCAGTAGTAAAGGCACTGGAGGAGGATTCCCCAGGGGAGGATGTACTGATCATATTACTGAGTGAGTTCGATCGAGTATTCGAGGTTGCGGTAAATTCGGTCGACAGTTTTCGAGCAGCATTTGCCGACAATAAACATCGATATTTGGGCGGCTATGGTCTTGATAATGTAAATAAATACAGGGCATTGGCCAATATGCCGCCTTTGGCAAACTAGCCCAGCGCTGCGTAAAAGATGTCAACCATTGCTATATCGTTTACATCTTCAGCGACTACTGTATATAATTTTGTCTTAGATAAATTTATCGAAGATAATTTGCCGAGGTCTTATGCAGAATCTAACAATTTCAGTTTTTCTGTAAGTGGGTCGGCGATACTAACGGGAACGGCATACAGCCAGCGTCATATATGGGCAATATCGACGCCACTGATGAATGCAGCAGCAGCAGACTTTGATGATATGTACAAGGCGTGGGATACTGACCGCGCCGATGGGCTAGCTGTTGCATTGGGTGTAATAGATTCAACATTTGGGACCTCTATTACCACTAATGCTGTCTTTAGTACAGCACCTAGCTACCAGAAATTTGGTCCGGCAATGATGATAGTCTCCTTTGGCTTGACGGAGATTTGACATGTCTTATATTGTAAATCAGGCACGGGTTGCTTCGATTACGATAGGTGGAGTAAATTATACTTCAAATCTTTTGTCATGGCAGGTCTCTGATACTACTGCCTTTAAAAACGGGATAGTTTCGACCAGTGGATCGCTGATTCTTGGCGAGAATCCCGCTGGTCAGGACCTGGGTGACTATGACAGAAATCAGTTCAAGAGGGGAGTCCCTGTAATCCTGGACATACAAGATCCAGAAACTTCTACACCTGTACGACATCCCAGGGGTTACCTGTATGTAATCTCTACGGGCTACAGTGCGGAATCAAGTTCCCTTGAGGTTCAGATCGGTTGCAGACTAACGCTTGCGGCATTGAATGACGATCCATCAGAAATCCTGCCACTGGTCCCACTTCCCCTCGAACCAGAGCGCCAAGACTTGGGCAATTGCTCCGCATCTTTCGCCTCGGCTGGACAATTTGTCTACCAGGATAACCAAGGGGATCTGGAGGTTGTTACATTCTTCGATGGCGATACCCTAGATGTTGCGGCAGCAGGCGAGTGGGTGTCGGTCTTGCAACAGACTGCCCTATCGGCCGCGCCGATGCTGGGTGGGAGCGCGATTCCTGATACGGTAAAGCTGGCATATCAAGTGGCTGCTGGCCTGCTGGGCTCCGAATCCAGTAAAATTGAAGAGACAATAACCGAGTCGTATTACTTCATTCAGTATCCGGCCACCACCTTCGCAAGAATAGGAGAGGGTCTGGGAGCTATAGATGGAATAAGCACCACGTCAACAATAGCAGGAAGAACCAGTGCCTGTGGCAACTCTCCCGGAGAGCCGGCCGGGAACCCGGACCTAATCGCGTGCAACGAAGGTTATCAGACTTCAGAGGAACCCAGCATAGTGGAGGCTTATAGCAGGGCTATTGACCTTACTTACTATGAGGGCCCGGCGAACCAAAACAACAAATCCACGTCCTATAAGTACGGTCCAGCGGTAGAACTAAATGGCCAATACTTTGCGGACCTTTTTGCGTACTGTCGCTACACATGGGCTACGGCTTGCAACCCGAATGGGTCTTGCTCTTTTGAGGGAATGACTGAAGTCCTTCAAGGGTACAGCGAAACCACTAATTATTTCGGTCCTGCTGGTGAATTGGTCAAGACAGTTGTTGACAACTATGACAACATACTAACCGCTGCTCAACCATTTGATTGGCGAGCAGGATCTGTGGATGGCTTACCTCGGGAATTTTCGGAAATTAACTACATAAATGGCAGTACAAGTAGAACAATCAGAGTTGGGAGTGGCACAACACTTGTCTACAGGTCAAAAGCGTTAACGGCAATACAAGCGGCAAATTCAAGTGGTGCTTACTTTGTCGACGGGGGTCGCTTATACCTATCGTCGAGGGACTCAAACGGTAATCTTTCTACTCAACTGGGAGCGATTCTGGGCAAGGGAGCGGGCCAGCAAACTATATGCACTTGGCAGTACATTTCGGCAACAAAGACTTACGAAACCGTCTGTCAATATGGATCCGGGTACGTATCGACAAATGCGGGCTACGAGTGGCCCGTATTAATACAGACAGCCTACTGGGACTCTATCCCAGCCAACGGCTCCGGTGTCGGCCCATACGTAATACTTGACTTTAATGGTGATTTCCCCGGAGGTGGAGAGGGAGTTTTAAATATCCATGACAATATTTCCAATGTCTCAGTGGCATCCCCGAATGGTGTATTCTATAGAAGTTCTAGAACGATTACGGAGAATAGTTATGTTGACGATGTTAACATAGAAGACACTTATACGTGGACATCTCCTACTGACAAGGGAATAGGAATATTCCGCAGTTCACTGGACGCATTAAATGGCGTACTTACCCGAACTCGCCGGAGGTCCAGAACTATATCAGCGGCACCCATAGCTCCGGACAGCGTCGCCCAGACTGCCGCCAGCACGGAAGAAAAGACATCTGAATATCCAATATTTGTCGATACATATGTTGAACCACCGGTGGAAGCTGGTCCCTATGTAGTTGAGGAACAGATGCCTGTTCCTTTACTGCTGCCAACTTCTCAAGAGATACTGGATGCAGTTGATGTGTACTCAAATTACCTTATACGATTCATTAAGGGTGATTCGTTGGGGTACACGATTGGAGAAAGTTTAAGGCCCGAAATCGTTACAGGCTGGCGACCCGGGATGCCATTCAGATTTGTCGACCAAGAAAAGAACAAGATACTCGCTCTACGCATGGACGCTTGCGTGTGGGGGGTTACTCAAACAGAGACAGCGGTAGTAACCAACGGCATATGGGTGGGTGACTCCAACGGCACCCTGACGGCACCATCTAACCTGCAGGGGAATTCTATACCGTCGCTTGACGAAGACCCGCCAACGCCACCGAGCAACGTAGTAACGCCTCCGGCCATCACCGGTGAGACCTACACAACAACAGGCCCGCTGGCTTTTGTTATCAAAGTTCATTTTGGAACAAAAATCGTCCTACCCTTCAGTGAATCGACTTCCATCTTGACTCCTGTGGTCCCAACGGATATTGCCGTTAGCTGGACATCGACCTGTTGGGTGTCTGGCCTTATCTTGCAACCTGGCAGCCTGCTCTCACTGACCAGTACCGGATCGTTGCCGATTGGAGCAAATGGAACCCTGGTAACGGCTGGGGCAACGTTGATTAATTCGAACCTGTTCGGCCCATAGGAAAACTACGCTGATTTTAATTTACTAAGATGACGATAGCGGCCAAGATATCGAGTGCTGAGCTGAACACTCAGGTCGTTAATCGCTTCGTAGATAATATCTTTGAAGCAAGGTTGATAAACCTGCCGGGAACATCGTATACACCCGGAACTACAAACGATACTACCTTCCTGTCGAGCGAAGTCGTGTACGGAACAGGCGGATACGTCAGGCAAACATTCAAATATGTTTCTGGCGATGTGGCTGGCTATGTCGATGATGGCGTCGGCCTAGCCCGAAAGGGCGCTGTGTTCACCCATGACGGCTCTGGTACTAGTCTAACCTTCTCCCATGTGGCGTTGTGCCGTGGCAACGGGAATGCGCTAACCCTGGGCGCCGTTACGACCAAGCCATCGGCTGGCGTCAATGGCACATACACGAACCTCCCCACGACAACCGTAGGAAGCGGTAAGGGCCTCACGGTAAACCTAACTGTAACAAACCTCGGCGCATCCACAGGCGACTGGGTGGTGACAATAAATCAACCTGGTTATGGTTATGCGGCCACTGACGCGATTAATATCACACAGACAGCACTCAACCAGTCTGGTGCAACTGTTACGGCTAGCTCAAACTTAATCTTCTCGGTTGCAACCGTAACAACCGGAGGAGGGCAATTGGTTTCGGTGGCTCAGACAGAAAGTACCATAAACCTTGGCAATGGAAACCAGGCTGTCTTCTACTTTGACCTCAAGCAATTTGGATATTATACTGTGTAATGGAATTACTTGAATCGCTACTGGAAACCTCCGCAGCTAATCGGGTTGCGGACATTTCGGCCAGAGAAAGCGGGACGCCAATAAAGGGTGACTTCGAAGGCAGCGTAACCGGCACATGGGTGGAATTAAATAGCTATGGACTAGGTATTGTTGCTTATAATCAAAAGCAATACACGACAAGGCGACTGGGAGTAACGTCGATTCCAGCGGGGAGGGCTGTGCAGCTAACTTTTGCTAACGGCATCTACTACAGTAACTGGTAACAATGCCAATTGATCCCGGCTACATCAGCTCTCAGCCCATCTACGAAGACGTAGATGTAACGATAACTATGCTACCCGCTCGTCCGAATTTAGCAGCCACCATAGATCCACCAGCCGCTCCAGGCCTGCTTGTTGGATTCTTCAATGGGACGCAGGATGTAGTGGAGCTTTATATGGTCAGCTCTGACGGGAGTCGCTATATCAAGGTGACTTAATGCCAATCAATCAACCGATATTGGCAGTTAATAGTTCCACAAGGGCTTCCGTTCGGACAACGGCAGTACCAATTGTACCCAAAATCCCACCAGCTCCTTACTACGAGTTGCTTGAGGACGTAGTGGTCAGCCAGTTGCAGAGAAGTGCAACAACCCAGCCCGGTGTTCTGCAGAGCGGCACATATTCGGTCAACGTAATCGCTAGCCCTGTAGACGGTGCTGTTACCGGTGATCAGTGGAGTGGCGCTTCGACGCTTATAGTACTAGTAAACAACACTGATCGTATCAATCCAGGCTACTATACATTTTCTTTTTACGTAAGAGGAGTAACCCCCGCCGGCGGCCCTACTGTAAGTATCTTATTTGAGGAATACGATGTTTTCGGTTCTGGTGTCGCGACTGTTGCTTCGTCTATTGTAACCGCAACAGTTGGCGTGTGGCAAAGAACTAGTATAACCGCATACATGGCCAGGCCGGCAATACCATATTATATAAGAATTTTTCTAGATGCGGGAGAATCGGTTTATGTAGCAAACTGGATGCTTGAACCTGGTACGAGTCCGAGCGGCTGGATTGACGCCCCTGCCTTGGCTACTGGGGTCACGGCGAACCAGGATATTTATACTGAAATCACGCAGCAACCACAGAGGGAGGGGCAGGTCGTCTCTGTGGTTGAGGCAAATAGCTTGGGCGTTTCGACTGCAGTGCTCTATGTAGTAGTAAACATTAGCGGAACACTCACTTGGAAACCTGTTGTCGGTATCTCTAAAACAATAGATTCCAGAACTGGGCTCCCCTATGACTCGAACCTGAACTTCTACTCCTCGTTGGGCGATCCACCGCTAAATATAAATGTAGGCGGTGTCGAATACACAGTTACAATCACCTTGGATACGGGCAGTGTACAGGTAACACCAACAGACAGCTATTATGGAGACTGGTTCGCCCAGTCTTACGAGACTGAGTCCGACATTTACCCCTACTGGTGGGCAGACTAAACCATGGCAGCACCTAATCTCAGAGTTCCTACAGCAATCATTGGCAGAACAGCTCGTTATGCCGTAACTGCGTCACTGGCCAGTGTGCTAAGCAATGGCGCCGCAAGTGGCAAGGTATTTAAGATCAATAGCGTTTATTGCGCCAACGTTGATGGGGCTGCATCTGCCGATATCAGCCTAACAATCTACGACGGTGCTACCGACTTTTACCTAGCCAAAACCATCAGCGTGCCCGCCGATGCGACTCAACTGCTGGTGACCCGCGAGGCTTATCTGTACTTGGAGGAAGGTGATAGCCTGCGGGCCGTAGCGTCGTTGGTCGGCGACCTGGAGCTTGTCATCGGCTACGAGGAGATTAGCTGATGATTGGGCTTAATGGTGGCCTTCTCGGGGCGCTACGCAGTCCTAATCTTACCACTGCGCCTGGCGTGTGGACTGGACGCGAGCAGGCATTGCAAAGCAGGGCAGGCACTTGGCCCCTGGTCCGTGATCCCAGTTTCTCCAATGTGAGTCTGCTCCTTCACATGGATGGCGCCAACGGTAGTACGACCTTTGTCGATAGTAGCTCTTTCGGGCTGAATCTGACCCCGAATGGCAATGTCCAGATGAATGCTAACTTTAGCAAGTTTGGAGGAGCATCTGCGTTCTTCGATGGTACTGGTGACTACCTGAGCCGTGCATATGATGTTAATTATGACATTGTAACTTCCGACTTCACGTTTGAAACTTGGATGTACATAACAAGTTCCAAAGCCTCGGGAATGAGGATTTTCTCTACAGGCGGAGGTGCTATTACTTGGAATAACAGTACTGGAATTCACACGCTGATTCAGCTTAGTTCTGCAGGTTTTATCAATTTGCAACTTGCAAACAATACTGCAAGTCCGGTAAGTGTTCAGACTACCGGTAGTGTCTTTATACCAACCAATGCTTGGGCGTTCTTGTCCGTATCCGTCAGTGGCTCGACCGCCCATATAGCCGTCAACGGCGTAAGTCAGGCTCTTGGACTAGGGGCTAGGGCCAGGCCGAGCACAAATCCTCAGATCAATATTGGCACTATCCCGGGGGAGACTGGTTTAGTCACGTATGCGTTCGCCGGCTACATGGATGAACTGCGACTGACTAAAGGGGTCGCCCGCTATACGGGTTCATACACCGCGCCGACCTTACCATTTGCCAATTACTAGAGCTTCCTATGGCATCCCTGATCTATAACTCGGCTATTGACGATATCGCCCGTGGCGCCATTGACTTCGACACGGACACCTTCAAGGTGATGCTGGTAACTAGTGCTTATACACCAAATCAAGATACCCACCTAAAGCGTTCTGACGTAACCAACGAAGCTACCGGGGTTGGCTACATAGCTGGCGGCGTCACCCCCGTCGTGACCGTGACCAAGGACACCGTCAATGACAAGGTGGTGATTCAATTTACTGCAGTCTCATGGAATAATAGCTCAATCACTGCACGCGGCTGCGTCTACTACAAGTCCAGGGGTGGCGCATCATCAGCAGACGAGCTGGTAGCCTATACCGATTTCGGCTTTGACGCGGTCAGCAGCCTGGGCACCTTGATAATCAATGCCAGCACTATTACCCTGCAAAACTAGTAACACAGCCTGACATGGCTTCCTTTTCTTCGTGGTTTGATTCTAGGAGGTATAATCAGGCAAGAGCAGGTGCCGCAGAGGAATTCCTGAGTACTGGTGTCACCAGAGCTATCCTTGGTGGAACTGCATGCTACAATACGGAAGAGTGTGCGTCGGGATATGCATGCATAAACAACAAATGCACGTTCCTTGATCCCCAAAAAGCAAGTGAAGACTGCGGAACTGGTACGACTTCCTGCGGAAGTGAATGCGGAAAATCGACTCCAGGTCTTTCATGTTTGGCGCAAGACTGCTGCGGCACTAGGTGCTGTCGATTTGGTGCTGGATATGTAATATGCAATTGCGGCGATTGTCCCACTTCAGAGAAAGAGTGCAGTCAATTTTGCACATCATTTTATCAAAACAATATAACGAGCCCACTACCAGCCGGCTGTGATGGCAATTATTGTGATGAATGCGAAAGCTGTAATAGCGACGGTTTTGGCGGAACGAAATGTAAGCTAAACAACAGTGGGCCGTGCTGGTGCAACGAGCCACGAGTCTGTCAATTGTGTTCGGATGATGGCTATTGGTACGAAGATGAAGCTTGCTGGCCCTGTCGAGCATTTACGAAATGCGGAGAACCTACAGGATATATTCATTGCTCCCCCGGCTTAAACGGTTCACTAGCTTTACTAAAAAGTATTACCGTAGATGGTAAGACTATATACGCGGACGCACCTTGCTCGGAATGCCAAGAGCCGGGAGGATTGTGCTCGTCAGTTTACGAGGACGTCTCGGGCGAGTATGACCCAGACAGGGCAATACCGTACACTCCTACGGGTTACACCACTACTGAAGCGGGCTATTTTTACAATCCAGTCACGAATGAAACTAGATATTACTATGAGACCTGTCAGGACTGGGAGCCGCCTGCGGCCTGCTTAAATGCCTGCAGATGTAACGATGACTGCAAAGCATGCACTAAATGCGACCCGACAACAATGCAATGCATTACAAATCCACTCGAACCAGGGTGCTAGGCGGCATACTATCTCATATTAAAATAATATGGCGCTATTTCCTGAAAGGATTGTTTTCAAAAATAGCACAACTGGTATTTCTACTCTTACCGCAGAGGCAGCACCTGGATCAATAAGCCCCCTGGTTCCTGGTGAGTTATTGATGTATAGGGAATCTGACGGGTTTCGTCTTTATTCCTTGAGCATATCCGGTAGCGTGGTCCAGGTTTGTGCCAGGACAAGGAACGAGAACAAGGGATCGTTAACTGTTACAAATTTTGGCGAAGGACCTTCTAGCTTTGTTTTAAATGATGGGAGTGTAACTGCTACAAATATCCCTGACTCAAGCATCACCAATATTAAGTTTGCCAGCCCGCTAAGCATTGAAAAAGGAGGTACGGGGCAAACGACTGCTACGGCGGCAATTAACGCACTGCTTCCCTCTCAAGCTGGCAATGCTGACAAGGTTCTCGCAACCGACGGGACCACTCTTTCTTGGGATTCAAAAAAGATTATTTTAAATGAATATGAAAATATTGATACGGTCACTAATCCGCCAGTGAATGGAGACTGTCTTGTATGGAATTCGACAACGTCTAATTGGGTACCAGATCAGGATATTCCAGCATCGACGGTCCCGGCGTCGGCAACCGACACTGGACGCCCCGGACAGTTGGCATTCGATTCGAACTATTTGTACTCTTGCGTTGGCGTCAACAGGTGGAAAAGGGCACCATTGTCGACATGGAACTACGCTCAAATTTTGCCACTGGTAATCAACTCTACTGCGTCAATAAATAGTCCGAGTAGGGTCGGGGCCCCGGTCCCAGAGCTGGTTGGAATTGGAACACCGATCTCCAGCAGGACGCCATCCATCCCATGGCCCGCTGGTCATATTGCTGGCGATATAGGAATATTGGTCACCATTGGCGGTGTCGGCAATGCTATAGCTGGCTGGACCCTGATCAATTCCTCGGGCTCTCCTCGGGTCTATTACAAGTATGCGACCAGCAATGCCGAACCCAATGTTACGACTAATACAAATAATAGTGATTTTGACGGCCAGATAATAGTCTTTAGGAATATTGCTGGAAGCAACCCTGTAGACGCATGGGCAACGGCTGGCTACGCCAATCCTTCCACGAATATTCAGCCACTAAGCGTTACCACTACAACCAATAATTGCGCGGTTCTTTATTTCCAAACTATGGGCGGAACTTGTGCAACCACAGGAGGATGCCAAACCGCCACCACTGGGACCCTGGAATCAGCATTGTATTACGATTATGAAGAATTCAATGGCGGCTCTATCGCCGGCATGCTCCAGGCTCATGCTGGAAGAAAGCTCACTGCGGGCGTCGCTTCGACTGGTCTAACTTACATATCTGGAGCCTACGCGACTTTCTCGCCAAACAATCAAGTAACGGTTGCCCTTAAACAACGTCCGGGCCCGGCGAATATCATTCTTCCACCAGCAAAAGACACAGTCGTACTAGGAGAAATTCCTAAGGCTGGCAATGTAGATCCCAGTTTTTCAAGTGTCGCATTATCAATGCCGATGAATGGCGCGAATGGAAGCACAACATTTACGGATATAAGCAATAACAATTATGCCTTTAACGTAAGCGGCGGCGCTGTCATCTCAAACACTCATTCAAAATTTGGCGGCACTTCTTTGTATCTTCCTGGTAACGCAAGAGTATATCGTACCGCTATTGATAATAACTTATGCAATTGGATTAGCACAAACTTTACTGTAGAATACTGGGTGCGAACAATTGCGTTTACGCAAGCCACCTACTTTGGCACGGACTCCTGTGCAGTTGGCTCGATGTCCACTGGCCCAAATTACTCTTTTTGGGCTTTTGGTCCAACAAATAATGGAGTGGTTAAATTTAATTACTACCAGCCAAGCGGACTTTACAGTAACTGGCAATATATCGCAACTGCGGCCAACGCTGTTTCCCTAAATACTTGGCATCATTTAGCGATGGTGTACGAGCCATCAATTAACTCAATTAGGGTCTATGTAGATGGCATCCTTAGAGCGAGCGGCAGCGCTGTCGGCGCACTGGTAAACCAGCAAGTTCTCAGTATAGGCCAATGCGGAGTAGCTTATTTTAATGGGTACATTGACGATCTTCGTATTTCATTTGGAGTGGCCAGGTACACGAGTGATTTTACTCCGCCGACAGCCGCGTTCCCAGTTAAATAATCATTAGGCAAACTAACCGGAAAGTTTAGGCTTTTAAGGTGCCAGTTACCGTCAGTATTTATAATAATACTTTACTCAGGTTCCTTAATGGTGCAAATAGCCCGTCTGATACTTACAAGGTAAAATTGCTAACAGCAGCAACATTTGATGGAACTCATACGACCTTGGCCTCTACAGGTGGCACCGAGACCGCTAACAGTTTTGGGTACACGACTGGCGGCCAAACACTTACAAACGTAGTCGTGAGCACGGTTACGACAAATGACGCAAAATTCGACGCAGACGATGCTGTGTGGACCGCAGCAGGGGGCTCTATAACGGCGGCGTATGCTATATTATACAATGCGTCAGACGCCGGCGAACCTCCGGTGGCTTTCGTGAACTTTGATGCAATGGAATCAGTTAGTGACGGGCAGCAATTCCGAATAGGCTGGAACGCGAATGGCATATTTACATTCACAGTAACCTAGGGCATCCTATTTAAGCTATAAAGCCTAGATGTCGGTATTTCCGCAACGAATTGTATTAAAAAATACAACAGACAGTGTTGAGGCAACTAGAGGAAACCTAACGGCCGACTCCCTTCTCCTGCATGGAGACGGTGTTAATAACAGTACAACAATAATCGACAGTAGCAGCGTCCCGAAAACAGTAACGGCCCTCGGCGATGCCAGGATTAGCACAGCGCAAAGTAAGTTTGGCGTAAGCAGCATATTCTTTGACGGAACTGGTGACTACTTAAGAGTTCTTCCGTCTGCGGCGTTCGCCTTTGGTACGGGTGACTTCACCATTGAAATGTGGGTTTACAGAGTGGGTACTGCTTTGCAGCGGTTGTACGATGGTAGTCAGGGACTGGCCACTGGCGGGCTGGCGATAGGGGTTACAGCGAATAGTTATTTGAGCTTTATTGGCAGTGGGTCTGTCGAGAGGATAGCAACGACTTCAGTGGTTCCAGCCAATGTTTGGAGCCATGTTGCCGTATGCAGAAGTTCTGGATCAACGAGGATGTTCCTAAATGGCACACAGGTTGGTTCAACTTATGTTGATGCAACAAGTTACGCAAGCCCAACTCCCTATGTGCTTGTAGGTATCAGCAACAACGAATCAGGCTCTCCCTTTAGCGGTTATATTGACGAGCTTAGAGTTACTAAAGGCTTTGCTCACTACCCGTCTAATTTTACGCCACAGGCCACCCCATTCGAGACCAACCTCAATCAGCTAGTAAATGGGGAAGTAGTGCTGCAAAGAGCAAGCGGAGAGGTTAGGATCTTAGCGAATACTACAAGTGGAACAGTCGCTCAATTAAGTGCCGGAATTGAGAATGAGAACAAAGGTTCTCTAACCGTAACAAACTATGGTTACGGATCTACTAGCTTTGTTTTGAACAATGGCGCCGTTACTAATTCAAAAATTCTAGATGGTACTATTGTTGATACGAAATTATCCGCTGCAGTAGCAATTGCGAATGGTGGCACGGGCCAGGCTACAAGAGATGCTGCTATTAGCGCATTATTGCCAAGTCAGGCCGGTAATACTAACAAGGTATTGACTACGGATGGCTCAAATATTACTTGGCAAACCTATGGGCTGTCCTCTGGCAGTGGCATTGTTTCGGTAAATGCTTTAAACGATGTAAATACTCTTGTCACTGCCAGTCGCAATGCTGGCTTCTTCAATGGAACCAGCAGCTATCTAACGTTGCCGGCAAACGCTGTTCTTGCCTTTGGGACCGGTGATTTCACGGTTGAGACTTGGATATATATAACTTCTTATAATAATTACTCAATTTTTGACACCATTCCGATCGGCGGCACGGGTTCAAGGGTCAACGCAATGGTGTGGTATATCACATCGACGGGCAAGCTTCAGGTTTTCTCGAATGGTGCTGACAGAGCGTTATCGGCATCCACAATTCCCCTGAATCAATGGAATCATATCGCCTTGGTTCGAAGCGGTACGACATGGCGCTATTACATTAACGGGATAAGGGATTCGGAGTACTCGTATAGCGTAACCCTATCGCTCGCCACTGGCTGCGTAATAGGGCGACTGGGCGACGCGGCCTCTTACTTCCTCAATGGCTACTTGGATAATTTCCGGGTCACGAAAGGTGTCGCCCGTTATAGCGCGGACTTCACGCCCACCGCGCCTTTCCTGGAGGGAGTCAGTGACCCGAACTGGTCCAGTGTCAGTGCGCTGCTTCGAATGGACGGGATTAGCGGCTCGACAACATTTACGGATTCTAGTACTAATGCATTAGCTATAACTTCCGTTGGCGGAGCCCAGATCGTCAATAGCGCGTTGCCTCAGACTATCGCCGAAAATGACCAGTGCCTTAGGTGGGACTCGACCAGCTCTAACTGGGTTCCAACTGAAAACATATCTTGGCCAACTCCAGCTAGTCCAACTGCACTCGGGAAGGCTGGTCAAGTGTCTAAAGATCTGGAGTACCTTTATATCTGTACCGCGACAAATACATGGCGACGCATTCCCTATAGCGCGTGGAATTACACGCTATTAAGATCGCCTTCGATGACAACTGCTAGTTTCACTTATCCCCCCTTGGCTGGAGTTGCTGATGAATTCTTTAACAATACTACTCTACTGGTTCACTTTGATAATGCAGATGGCAGCAATAGTTTTGTTGATAATAGTCAGTATAGGTTCGATGGAACGCAATCAGCTCAAAATGGAGCATTTATTAGCACTTTACAAAGCAAGTTTGGCGGCGCAAGTGTATACTTCAATGGTGTCGAGGGACCGGGTATCGTTGGTAGTTTCGTAACCTTCCCAGCAAGTAGCGTACATCATTTTAGCACTGGAAACTTTACAATAGAGGCCTGGATTAGACCAACTCTCGTCAATGGCCAGGGACCCAGTACATACGCTATAGTTTCTCAATCCAATGCTTCGACTACTGAAAACGTGTTCAGCTTTTACGCTGGTACCAGTGCCCTGCAATTCTTGTGGGGCTTCAATAGCGGTGGCGGGACCCAGGGATCAGCCTCGGGCGCTTTCGCATTCTCGACAGCGGGCGTATGGTACCACGTTGCTGCAGTACGCAATGGCAACGTACTCCGCCTGTTTGTTAATGGAACACAGGTGGGAACAGATACTTCGATAACTACAGACTTCTGCCCAGCAACCACCGCCCCTATGAGAATTGGAGCATACACGCCGTTTACCAACCTTGATACTTTTCGAAATGTTTTCATGGGTTGGATAGACGAAGTCAGGATAACCAAGGGAGTGGCACGCTACTGGACAGCATTTACGCCAAGGGCTTTCGCGTTTCCACCCGCCCCAACAGCGGTACCACCAGAGTCGTCAACCGACCCTCATTTCGCGAACGTTGGACTCCTGTTGCACATGGATGGCAGCAACGGTAGCACCACATTTACGGACAGCAGTCCTAACGCGTTGACAGTCACTCCCAGCGGCAATGCACAGATTAGTACTGCTCAAAGCAAGTTCGGGGGTTCGAGTGGGCTGTTCGATGGAACGGGCGACTTCCTTTCTCCCGCAATAACAAGTGCCCTAACCTTCGGGACTGGGGACTTCACAGTCGAGGCTTGGGTCCGTATCACGGCTAGCACCTTATCATTTCCCCAGATATTGACAATGAATTATGGGAGTACCTCCCTTACTGTCAGGTATGCGGACAGCGCTTCTCCGTATGTGTATAGATTACAGGTAACTCTCGATTCTGCCACGGCGGCCAATACTTACTACGCGAATATTTCGCAATCTACGTACCTGAACACCTGGGTTCATATTGCCTTCACTAGAAGTTCAAGCGTTTGCCGATTATTCATTAACGGCAATCAACAATACCTGTCCGTGGGCACTGGCTCAGCCTTTTTCCAATTTATTTCCTTTGTCAGCACAGCAAACGTAACTAGTCTGACGAATGTCACGATTGGCACGAACTTCCAGGGCAACATTGACGACCTTCGTATCACCAAGGGGGTGGCCCGCTATGTGGGGGATTTTATTCCACGTACTACTGCATTCCCCGACGTTCCCGATCCAGTGGTAACCGATCCGAGTTTCAGTAATGTCAGTTTGTTACTACGTGCTAATGGCACGAATGGTAGCACGGCATTCGCTGATAGCAGTCTGAATAGCTTGACCATAACTCCCTTCGGCAACGCTCAGATCAGTACAACGCGAAGTAAATTTGGTGGCTCGAGCGCTTTCTTTGATGGGACTGGCGACTACCTCTCGACGGGGACACCAAGTGGCTTTGCCTTTGGAACAGGCGACTTTACAGTTGAAGCTTGGGTTTACGTCACATCTACTACGAGTGGTGCCGTGCCATATGTTTACGCAAATAATCCAACGATATTCTCTATTAACTATGGTGGCTCTGGATTTGTCTTCAGGTATGGAGATGCTGGATTTGGATACAGGTTACAAGCAAGCTTAAACGTTGGCACTCTTTCTGATATATACAGCGTAGATATCGCCCAAGCGGTTTGTCTCAATACCTGGATTCATGTGGCATTTACCAGAAGTTCAGGCACGTGCAGGATATTTGTTAATGGCTCTCAGAAGAGCATGGCCAGCGGTAGCTCAACTTCCTTTACATTGCCTTCTTTCAATAGCACGGTAGACGTGACTGGCCTTACCAGTAGTGCTATTGGCATAAATTTCTTGGGTTATATTGATGACCTGCGAATTACGAAAGGCGTGGCTCGCTACGTATCTGATTTCACGAGGCCCGATACCACGTTCCCGAACGGGTAAACTGACTTAGGCTACTGGATAAAATTTAATCAATCTCAAACCCTGATGACAATCCAGCCCGAGCATATAGCGCACAAGAGTACAGCAGACTCCGAGGTTCAGATAGCTACTGCGATCGAACCGGGCGGAACAGATACTTGTTTACCTGGTGAGTTGATATGCGAGAGACAGGCTGGTAGTGTTTATCTACATTCTTTAGATGCTGATAATTCCAGCGAAAGAATTATTGGTCATATAAAAAATGAAAACAAAGGTTCTATAACAGTCAGCAATAATGGTGAGGGTGCATCAAGTATGGTGCTGAACGCCAATTCAGTTACCACGGCTAAAATACCAGATGGGACTATTCAGAATAGCAAAATATCAGGCACAGTTTCAATCGCGAAAGGCGGAACTGGTAAATCAACCGTTCCAGAAGCAATTAAAGCATTGCTGCCGATACAGAGTACAACAGCAGCGTTGTTACATTTTGACGGCACTTTTGCGGACAGCTCCCTCAACAATCTGTCTGTGACGCCAAGCGGTTCACCAATAATCAGTACGGCACAGAGTAAATTTGGTGGAACTTCTGCCTATTTCAATAATGTTGATGGTACCTATCTGACTGTAGGCGGTCCAAACGCCGTAGATGTTTTTGATGCACCATTTACCATAGAGGCATGGATATACCAACTTGGCTATAACACGAACCAAATAATAGCCATGGCTGGCGGGCCCAATGCTACGGTGGGCCCGACTGGCAGCCATTGGACCTTTGGAACGAATACATCCGCTCAGCTTAGCGTAAGATTCGCCGTGGCTGGCAGTAGTGTTAACCTCGCGTTAGGAGGAGTAGGTCTAAACGCATGGATACATCTTGGGATTTGCTGGAACGGCGGCACCAACTGGTATATATTCGCGAATGGAACAACCACGTTATCGTCGGTAGCGACTCCCCTTAGGCCATCCACCGATGCGACCCTAACCGTTGGCGGCTCTCCACTTGCTGCTGGCTACAGGTTCAATGGATACATCGATGAATTCAGAGTTACCAAAGGTGCTGCTCTATATATTCCGAACAGTGGGACAAGCGGTCCGTATCCGCTTCCAATAAAAGCCCATTCAAACCCAAGTAATCGCCATATATCTCTAGGAACTAATGGGACATCTACCCAGTGGCAGACTACGGCATTTGAGTTTAGGGATTTTGATGATGTTGGTCCATCCGCTAGTACCGCACTTTCTAATCAGTATCTGAAGTGGAATTCCGGCACTTTAGAGTGGGCCGCTGCCGAGAGGGCGTCGCGCACTTCCGATGTCGTCTACAGGACTCAACCCGGTCGCAACGGCGAGCTCGCCAGGGACGAGGACGCATTGCTGATAGCAACAGGCACTAATCAATGGCAAAAAGTGGATCTTAGCACATGGTAAACAGCTTGGGTTATTCGGTAATTTATGCTAGGTAAGTATTTATTATGGCCGTAACGATTAGTATCTATGACCATACCTTGCCTAAAATTGCCGGTGGAATTTTCTTACCTAGCCACACTTATAAAGTAAATTTATACTCAGCGTTTACCTTTTCGGCGGCGTCAACAACAAAAGCTGCTGCCGAAACTGGTGCGACGCAATTGGCAACTCAGTATGGCTATACTCAAGATGATAAAATTATCACTGGCTGGGCGGTGACTCAGGTAACCACCAATGATGCAATGCTGGATGCCGATAACGTAATCTGGACAGTGTCAACCGCTACGCTTTCAGCTTCCCATGCTATGGTTTACAATGACACAGTCGTAGATGATCCTCCATTGTTTTATGTTAACTTTGGAGAGGTTGTGTCCGCTCCGGTTGGCGACGAATACAGGATAGTTTGGGATGCTAGCGGAATACTTCGGATAACGATCTAGTAGGTATAATAGGTCAGATTTTCTAGTTTTGTGATAAATTCCATCGAGGATCTTAGAAGCGGTGGAGCCCTGCCAACCGGACCATGTTCTGCGTGGCCGAAAGAAAGGAACGTAGCCGGAGTAGAGCTACAGGCTACGACAAATAAATACGTCAAGCGTTCTGAGGTTGACCATGACACGGGAGTAAAAGCGAATATTGGCCAGATGGCCAAGGGGTTTGTTCAGACAGCAAAGCAGGCTGTTGTCAGTGGAAAAGTATCCAGGGAAATTAGGCAAGAGCGATTCGAAACATGTAAAGCCTGTCCACACTTTATAGAAGAATCAAAAAGGTGCTCCGAGTGTGGATGCTTCATGGAAGCCAAGACCTGGGTAGCCGGGCCACCCAAGATGTTGTGCCCCAAAAATAAGTGGAGTAGGTAATGCCTTCACAGACAACTGTCCTGGGGTTGTGTCCGCCTGATTTAAATAAATGTGAGGCAAAATGCCAAGCTACGACCGGAACCTTTACGGGGCAATACTATGACTGCAACGACCCGTGCAAGTGCCTTGACTTCGCAACCTTTAATCCATACACTCAGGAGTGCCAAGGTGGCTGCAGGGGCCTGGCTGGCAGTGGCGCCGGAGACTGTACGGGCAACTTGCAAGTTCAATACGGCGTCAAAAGGACGTACAAGCTTAGCGGGGATCTCAATGCCCTAGCACAGGCAACAGTTAATTTTGCTGGTGGAGCCACTTCACTATGCTCTTGTCCGCTGGTAAAAACATGTAATGCAAACTATGAAGCAGTGCTAGCCCAGGTGGGCAGTACTGCTGCTCCGGCGGCAATAGTCTCTAGCGGCTCGCCAATGGTCTTCAACTTTACCATCGGCGTGAATGATCCATTACCCAAATTCGGCTGGTATGAGTACTATGGCAATGATGGAAATGTTTATAATGCCCGTTCTACTCGATGCAATACTGGCAACGGCACTGTCATTTACAGATGGTGGCCATATATAACCATAAACGGAGCTTTTAATAATTGTGGTGGATGCCAGGATAATTTTAACAATGGAACTTGTGGCATATTGTTTACATTGGGCTGTGCGCCACCTTTTTGCGCTTGTTGCTGTGGATGTGCTCCTTGTAACCATAATAACTTTGGAGAGTCCACCTGTGGCGGTGGCCCGCAACCATATGGCAGCTACGGCTACAATGCCGGGGGGCAGGCGATGATGGAGACCGAGGTTGCCATCCTTTACCGGTGGACGAGTGGACCGCTAGGCAACAATACTTGGTATCAGTATGGGTAAATATATTAAAACAAATTAACAGTTAATAGGCACACTATTTCGCCCTATAGGCGTGACGCCTAGCAAAATGCCCGAAGACAACGCACAGTCGCTTGAGACAAGCGCGATGCCTAATACTAGCCCCGACAACATTGATGTTGGCGAAGGCAAAGCTTATAGCGAAGACGAAGTTCAAAACCTGTTGAAGGCTTTGAAGTCTGAACGCGAAGCTCGTAAAATTTACGAGAAAGAAGTAAAGGAAAAAGCTGCGCAACTAGAAAAGTTTGCGCAGATCAATCCCGACGAGTACCGCAAGCTGCAGGAGGAGGCATCGATCGCCGCCCGCGAGAAAGCCGCTGCGGATGAACGCACTGCTCTACTTGAAGAGAAGTATGGCGGCCAAGCTGCTGAAGCTGCAAAGAAGGCAGATGCTGCCCATCGCGAACTGCAAGAGTTCCGTAAGCGCTACGCCCTTGAAAAGGTATTCTTCTCCGCTGGCGGCCGCACCGATTCGGCTGATGGTGTGTCTTTCTTTGATATGCTAGCAAATCAAATTGGTGGCCAGTTTCGTCTTGAAGTCGACGGCAGCGTGACCGTGATTGACAGTGCTGGCGATCCGATCCTTGACAAGGATTCGGGCCGTCGTGTCAACCCTGAGGACTACCTGGGCCAGTTCAAAAACCACCCGATCTACGGTACCTTCTTTAAGGGTAACAAGGGATCTGGTGCTGGTATCGGCTACGGCGGCACTGACTCTAACGGTGTTACCGGTGAAGACTTGTCCTCACTTACCCGTGAAGAACTGTTCCAGCGAGCATTCGGTTGACCCCAACCTGACATACTTCAAGGGCCGTTATTGGCCCTTTTTTAATGTTTGGTATTCTAAGTTGAAGTACCCAGCCCTGGCCTGGTTGTGATGACCTAGCGGGGAGGGTCTAGCGCTATAGGAATGTGACATTCTGAACGCGATTTTCCTCTCCAAAATCATCCAACTATTTAACAAATCATGGCTCTTACTCTTGTTGAGGCTAAGAAGCACTCAACCAATCCCCAGGAACTGGCGATCGTTACCGAACTCGCCGCTGGTCCCCTGCTGCAAAGCCTGCCCTTCCGCGAGGTGCAAGGCAACGGTCTGTTCTGGAAGCGTGAGGAGTCCCTCGGCGACGTGGGCTTCCGTGCCTTCAACGATGGCTATGCCGAGAGCTATGCCACCGTCAAGCAGCAAAGCGAAGCGCTGAAGCTGTTCGGTGGTGACATCAAGGTTGACCGCGCCATCGTGGACCTCGAAGGTCCCGAAGCCCGTGCCTACCAGATCCAAGCCAAGACTCGCGCAATGCGTCTGGCCTTCGAGGGTCTGTTCATCAACGGTGACTCCAACAGCAACTCTGCTGAATTCGACGGTCTGGCCGCTCGCCTGCCTTCTGGCTCCAGCCAGTACATCAACAACGGCGGCGGTGCCCTTGACACCGGCAAGCTTGACGAGGCCCTGGATGCTGTGGACGCCCAAG